TGGACCAAGCTTAACTCCTCCGCACACTTCATTTATCCAAATCCAATCAATATGCTCACCTTCAATTAAGTTATCTTTGTCTTTATTCTTAAATAGGCTGGTATCATAAATAGGTTTTTCTGTTACCTTATAGTTTTCATCAATAATTTCTTGAATTATTTCACCATCTTTCTTAATCCTAGTAAGATGTCCAACTTTTCTTTGTGTCTTCCAATATACTGTAGTTACTCTCATTAACTCACCTTGTCCCCACAAATGTACATCATCCCCTTCACTAAGAATCCAACTTACAATATCACCACCGCCATTAGGTGTATTCTGCCAATTACTCATAAACTGTCTATAAGCCAATGAAGGCATATTGGTATTCCATGCATGAGATTTAGTAGGATCATAAAAAGAACCATCATTCTGTACACCCTGAAGTTGATACATTGCAGATTTTGCTGGATAGATATTCTGTAATGAATGCAATTGTTTCTCCGTCATAAGATAACCGTACCTGTCAATAACATCTGAAACAGTCATAAGATCTATCTTACCTACCCAATTACCATCTGCTATATATCTTGCATCAGGAGACTTTTGATAAAATGTAAGTACCGGATTCCACAATTCTACTTCATAATCATCATCTAACATTCTAAAATGCCAGAACTCTCTGTCTGTTGTAAGCATATCACGGAAACCTCTTTCTTCAAGCTCATGCATTTTAAATCTCTCTTCATCAACATTTAACTGATGAGATGCCCACTCCTCAACCATACTTCTGTAGTCTTTACTGAAGAAGTCTTCAATTTCTGGAAGAGACTTAATATTTTCTGGTGCCAATTGTTGTTGAGCTTCTTGTGAGTTAGGATCTGCTCCCATCTCTATCATCTTAACAATTAATTTTTTTTCTGCATCAGCCAATAGATTTTCTTCAATAAGCAATCTTTTCTGCTCAAGCATTTCATTATATGACATATCATCTACAGCTCTAAATTGAACCTTAGAATATCTCTTGGTAAACTCACCACATAATACATTTACAACATTTGGAATAATAGGATAGAATTTAAGCTCTAAAGCAGACGAATCTTCTTTTGTAAGTACATCCATTAGATCCTTATAGTCATTATCTTCTTCAACTATATAATCTGTTTTATCAATTATACCCTTAGCAAGCTTATAATTCTTCAAAAGTTTCCTGGCATTTAATCTTAGAAACTCTAATCCTTGCAGCTCAAGCCAATCTAAATTCCATGCATACCAATCATCATCTTTTTTCTTGGCTGATAAAAACTGAATTGGTTGTGTAAGACTGCTAGTAGTTGGATAACCACTCTCTGCTTTAGCACCATTCTTAAGCTGCATTGCATTAAAAACCTTCATACTTTTTATTTATAATTTTTAAATGGAGATTTTTTAAAGACTTTATTGTCTATAACTCTGTTACCTCTTCCAAAATTTTTGAAAGGGTTATATTTTAATTTATACAAATTCTTGGACTTTTCCAAGTTTGCATCATCACTTTCTACTCTTTTTGCATACCCTCTATTAGACTGTTGGACCTTAGCAAAAGCAATTAGAGCTGAAAATGCAACTAACCTATCCACGTTTAAACCAGGGAAGTATGCTAACATTTCTTTCAATAGCATAGGATCTGGTATTCTTTCTACACCAAGTGTAATATTCATTATCTCACCATTCTCATCTGTTTCTTCATCTATCTGCTCTCTAATAAACTCTATGGCATATGAAATCAAATGACTCTTAAACAAAGTACCTGTATTTTTCCAACCATACTCTTGATATACTGTTGCATTAGACCCAAGATCTTTTAGAAATAATATCTGCTGTTTAGGAACAAGATATCTTTGTTTCTTCTTAGCAATCATATGTTGTATAAAAAGTGAGATATTATTCTCCACTATAGTCCAAGCTTTATACCACTCTATGATCATTTCCAGTTGCTCATGTGTCTTATTGATATCATCATATCTACCACACCAAGATGCTACAATTTTATCTTTTTCTATAAAGTGCTCTACCCCGTCAGATGTCTCCCTGGTCACTTCTACGGGATTTTTATACACAAAGATACTACATAATGAATCTGAAGTAGTTGTCTTACCTTCAGAAACAGGGTCAATTGATGCATAATAGGTTCCAAATGCTGGATCAGCAACAGGCCTCTCCCATACAACAAGAGATCCAGTTTTATCAACTGCTTTCTTAGAGACGGGAAAATCAGATATAGGAAGCTTCTTTGTTATGGTAGCATTTATACCTTTCTCATCACGTTCTAATTTTATAAACTCATATGGATATGCCTTTTCTTCTATCCTTCTCATTTGATGTGAAATAACACTTTGAGGAAAGATAGAAGCTTTTCTATAGGCAAAGGCTTCTGCTATATTTGTTGGTTTCTGAGAAATTCTAAGCTGATACTGTTCCGGAGATAGTTTCTCTTTCCACTCTTTTCTTTCCTTCTCAATAGCTTTTAATGACAATTCTATTTTAGAGTTTCCATACTTATCTATGTGTGGGAGCATGGACCATTGTTCTGGAATAAATAATCCAGCTAAGCCTATTGTACCTTTGTCATCTATGAGATCTGTCTCTACCGCATAGATATCATTAGCTTCAGGATTCATAATCATTTCTTTCAGCGGTTCACATTGATCAAGGTCACCAACAGAACCTGCACCTATAAACATTCCAGTAGTTAGCATCCCCGAAGACATTGCAGGACGTAAGTACTCATAGGTTGTTCCCATCTTTGGTGCTATTCCTGCTTCCTCATGAAAGAAATAAGTACATGGTCCACCTACACCAGTAGTAGCATTTTTCTCAAAAGAAGCACCCTGGATTTTTGACTTCAAACCTCTTGATGTCTTTCTATTGCCAACCTTTACTTCAATCTGCTGTTGCCAAAGCAATACTTTCTCTGGATTGGATGGTCTATACCAAGCAGTATGCTCATTAAGAAATGACTTGTACTCATCTAAGAACTTCCAAGATCCTTTGTCATTAATATAGTCTTTCAGAGATGCACCTATTTTACATATAGATCCTTCCTCAAACCAATATTGATTGAGCAGTTTTGCCATATGAAAGTAGGAAGAAGCTATTTGCCGTTTCTTGAGAATAGCAGTATGTCTTTGATGAAGCTCTGCCAATACCTCATAGAGTGCCATATGATATTGTGCATCTCTAACTTTAGCAAATCCATACTTCTTCTCCTCTTTATCAAAGATTGGAAGAAAATTCAACCACATATAGTAATCACGGGTAAGATACCATAGATTCTTTTTGCCATGAAATATTACTCCATTTCTGCACTTAGATTTCTCATGGTCCCAATAGGCTGTATAGTCCTTGGATCTAAATGGCTTATTGCAATAGTAATTGTTCTCATTAAAAAAGGTGGCCTGCTCATTAAACAGGAGAGTTGTTTTATCAAATTGGTATTGACCAGGCTCTTTAAATAGAGTTATCAGAAAACTTTTAAAATCATCTTCAGTATCAAAAGTAGTGGTTGTCCATTTTTTATTCTTGTATGTTGGAATCTCAATGTACATCCAGCAATCTTGCTAAAATATCTCCATAATTAATTAGAAGATGTGTTTCCCCTTTATGTTCCATTTCAACCGGAGTTATATAATCAGCATATTGTATAGTATCACCCACATAAATCTCCATCTCTTTTGCTAATTCTTCTCCAAGAGCAATTATCTTTCCTTTGCACTCCTGGATCCTTTCTGATTCTGGGATATATATTCCCGTATCTCCATAAGTTTCTGGAGCCATATCTTGTTTTATTAATACTTTTTTTCCAATAGGTACTACTTTCATAATTTTTAGTTTTTATAGTTGATCATATGCCAGTCCCTGTCCTCCACGGACTGTACTTTCTTGTTCTTGTTTCATATCAGTGAATGCTCCCTTATAAGCAGCTCTTATTTGTTCAAACTTAGCAGCAGCATTAGTAAGAGAAGTAAGATTGCCATCTCTACCGTGTTCAATCTCAGTATTTTCCATATATATTGCTAATCTATCCAACATTGATTTTATACCAACATAAGCTCTATAACTTGGTGTCTCATAAAGTTTCTTGCATCTATCTAAACCATTTACAATAAGTTCATCATCTAAAGATATATCTAAACCCACTTCCTCTATAACAATATCCTCTTTCTCATGTTCAGGGACATTAAAAAATGGATTCATTTCTGGATTAGGACAACTCATATAAAATAGATACTGCAATATCTTCATGTGTTCTTTTGGATAAGCATCAATTATACTCTTTAAGGAATTTAAAGTATAACAATGCTCAGATAGAATAACCTTTCCGTTCTCTATATCAAATATTCTTACTAACATTATATCATAGTTTTAAATACAGCATATGGTATGGTAGAAACCAACGATAATCCACCTACACCATATAAAATATTAGTATAATTTGGAAAGACTTGATTACTAATTGGATGTATCCATTCATATATCCCTATAATTTGACTTATCTCTAACTCTGCATCATAGAGTGTTTCATCTAAAGTTGGTGTATAAGGGTTGGATGGATTAGCAGTTGGTGTAATTTTAACCAATTCTATTGTTTGAAAAGCCATAATTTTATTTTTAAGTTAACAGAAAGATTAACAAAAATGCAAACCACACACATTCCATAATTTCTTTTATAGTTAGTTTCATTTTTTATCTTTTAACCACATTACAATACTTCTGATCTCATTCTTTAAATACGGTAATTCATATATCTTAGTTTCTTCTACAACAGGTTCACCATTTATAGACTCATTGATTGGATACCCGTATTTATCTCTACCCGCTTCCTTAAATTTAACATGCTGTATTGTAAGCTTTCCTATCTTTAATTTAGGGTTATGCTTCTTAATAATATACGCATATAAACTCAATTGTAGGCTATAATGATTTAAATTACAGTCATCTAAATGACTAACGGGATTAAACATCTTTGAAGTAACACCCTCCCAATTTGTATAACCTTTTTCTTTTATCTCCTTATTTGTCTTATAATCAGTGATGTGTATCTTATTCTTTACTATCTCAACTAAATCTGCTTGACCACAAAGACCCGCAGACTTTAAATAAACAAGATGCTCTGGATATACACCATCAGAAAGCTTTTGATCAGGAGCAATCTTTATACCTTTCTGATCTTCAATTGGTCTTATTATAGGAACCTCAGTTCCGTGTCTCTCAATTGTTTCAAACTCAAGAATGTCTTTTTCTCTTTGACCATGATACCAATTCCCAAGTCCTGTAGCTCTGTTTGACTCACCATTCCATACAGCTAGTATTTCTTTCTCAGTCATCCCATACCACTTAGATCTTTTATTCTTTGCTGATTTCTTGGCTTGAGCTTTAGCATCAAACTTAGGTTTAAGCATACTCACAAAACTTGTAACACTTAACCACTTAATCTCTTCTTTATCAAGATTGGAATCTAGGCTTTCATATACATGTCCCTCTTCTTTAAATATTACCGCCATAACCGTGAATTTTTATAAATTTATCTCTAATATACTTTCCAAGATCTGCATCATTTGGATGATTTTGAATGTCTTCTCTGGTGACTTCTATTTCATCCTCATTCTCCATCAATACTTTTTTTTAATGCTTCTTCTGCCTCTTCTGTCATTAACGCTTTCCATCTCCCAATAGGACATTCTGTACTTAAACATCTTACCTTTATACCCAAACTGCATCCACACTTACCACAACAAGGTGCAGTCCCCGGTACCAAGCAAGTATCTCCTTTTTTATCCATATGCTTACATACCTTGCAGTGATTCCAACGAAGAGCTGCTGCAGCCTCTATATGTTCTTCCTTGAAAATATTATTTTTAATACCCTTATAGATATGATCAATATTCCCAAAGGCTTTCATTAATTGTTCTAACTTCATTTCTTAAATGCTTTTTTCTCTGTCTGCATTTTATCTAACATTATTAATGCCCTCTCCATGTTCTTTAATTTTTCTTTAACAGGTATGGCTTTTCCATATCCCTTGAAGGTCATTTTCTCCAGGTTTCCTAAGATATCTTTGTTCTTCTTGATATTTTGTTCCAGCTTCCACTTTCTCAATTTAAATGTACCAAGCCCTGCCACATGAATCCTCGGATGTTCTAATTCAGAAAGATTTTTCCTAATCCGTGCAAAGTAAAAAGAAATAAGAGAATCCACTAATTCTGGATGAACACCTGCTTCTTCAGCAATACCTTCAAAAAATATTCTATGATCCTTCGGCTTCAATTCCTAGAAATTTATAATCTAAGAGTATTGTTCCTTTTGTCTGAACATTCATATCATTATGCAAACTCACACTCTTCCTATTTTTACCTTTCTTTTCAACTAATTTCTTCTTATGATATTTAGTGATTGCGTTCCTTGCCGACTGTGGACTTTTAAATATATCCATAGATGTCATCAACTTACAAAAGTCCGTAAGCTCATGACT